CTTGAAACTGATGATACGCCTCTCAAGTAAATCGGCGAGTGCCAGGTCGATCATGGTCTTATTGAACAGGCACAGCAATGGGAAACTCATAGGAGATCCCATAGGCTGGCCGCTAGTTGCCGAGATGCCTCCCAAACGGAGGTCACCAAGGACATCAAGACAACGGACCTGATCGGCGGACAGGGCACCCGCCTTCCTCTTCAACACCTCAATAGCGGCTTTAACATAAGGGATTTTGAACGTGTCCGTACAGGACACGTAATCGATCGAAACAAAATCCCCCTCGCCATTGAGGTTCCCCACTTGCTCGTCGGTCGGGGGACCGACGAGAAGCCATCCCTTCCTAGCGATTAATCCGAAAAGACTCTTATGTAGCGGGGTCAAGACAGAAAGGTTGTGCGATGAATACATCGTCACAATCCTCGGTTTCCCAGAGGATATAACCTGCTCGATCCTAGCGCTAGAAGAGAAGGGTTCTTGGTTCCAGTTCCCCCCCTCACTCCTTTTAAATCCTTTCGAACCCGATCCATTCGGGATATATGGATAAGACCGGCGGTCCCAGCCCTGAGGGACATTCAACGAAAATGCCTTAGCAAATCGTTGAACATGATCCTCATCTGCAAGGGAGGCCCGGAGCCTTTCTTCTTTCCACGAGGACAACATACTCTTAATGTTTAATTTTTCATATCCACCTTCACAGGCTTCACACCAAGAGTCGATCACCTTCGCGGAGGTTTTAATACTAAGTTTGGCAACGGTAGGTATATCGTCACCAAAAACTGCCGCCACGGAATTCCGGAAGTTCCGACAGCTGATATTGACCGGGATGTGTGCCTTCACTTTAAGTTCTTGATCCGCTACTAGTAGCTTCACAATCGCTTGAGCCTTCCTGTACAGGCTCACTTGCATGTCACAAGTTTCGTTGCTCTCTGGCCCACCGAATCGAAGTACATCGAACGGATTGGTATGAACAACGGAATTATATGTCCTTCTCTCGCTCAGGACAGCGGTGGCCGGGGTTGAACCCCTTCTTTTTTTTCTTGAGGCCGGAGGGCCCGTTTCACCAGCAGGGCACCACTCCAACGTGGCCGATCCCATCGCATAGGGAACAGCATTCCTACCAGGGTGCGAATTAACATCGGTCGTCAAGCGACCTCCCCTAGCGTTCAGAGAGGAACCTGTCCGTCGGCATAAG